GCTCATCGAGCAGTTCGGATAAGTATTTATACATATAAAAAAATAATACTATCTTTGTAGATATAATAAAAGATAGAGATGGCTTACCAAAAATTACAAGCAAGTAGAGCATTAGTAGTATATACAAGTGACACTATAGATATTCCAAACCCCGCAGGAGCAGGTATTAGTAGCACAACAACAGGTGCAGCAGCAGGAAAACTTATTGATACTACTCAAGATTTTATTTCAGCAGGTGTAAAAAGAGGAGATATTATATACTCAGGAGGACCTATAGTTGCAACCGTAACAGCAGTAGATAGTGCTACTCAGCTTAGCGTAACAACAGCGGTTTCAGTAGCAAGAGCGTACACCTTATATAACACCCCCGATATTCCGAATAATGGAGCAGTGCTGTACGTTGGGGTTGCAGGAGACGTTGAGGTTATTACTGCAGGTGGCGATGAGGTTACGTTCACAGGAGTATTAGCAGGCTCTTTTATTCCTGTTCAGGTAACAAGAGTAAAGTCTGCATCAACAACAGCTTCAGGGATAATTGCACTTTGGTAATATTTTATAGTACGTCATCTCACAATATAAATGTAAGATATACAATAACAAATGGGACTCAGCGAAGACACGAAGATAAATCTATCACCACGAAACTTTTTATTCATAGTAGGTCTTGTCGCTACATTTATTAGTATGTACTTCAAGCTTCATGCTGAGGTTGAAGATGCTAAGCTACTTCCCCCAAGAGATATTCAGGTTGATGCCGCAATAATAAAGACCTCAAGCGAGATTGAGTTTATTAAGTCAGAGATAAAACATATTAAGGGACAGCTAAACACAATGGAAGAGCGTCTCTATGAACTTCAAAAATAATTATGATTTGTAAATGCTGTAGACAGCCGCTACCATCTAAGTCAAAGTACCTATGGATTTTTGACAATGGTCACGGTGGAATAATTGACGGTGTATATCAGACACCGGGGAAGCGTAGTCCTATATGGTCAGATGGCTCTCAGCTTTTTGAGGGGGAGTTTAATAGGGCTATTGTAGATAGGCTTGTTGACTACTGTAAGATTAAGAACATTGACTATGTGAATCTTGTAGACACACAGGAGGACGTTCCTTTATCGGAGAGAACAAAGAAAGCCAATGAGATATATCGAGAGTCAGAGAAGCCCTGTATATATGTAAGCGTTCACGCCAATGGATACACAAGCGAGTCAGCAAATGGATGGGAGGTATACACCTCTGAGGGTGAGACCAAGTCTGACGACATTGCTACGGTATTATTCAACGAGGCAGATAGAGAGTTTCCTAACTACACGATGCGTAAGGACACATACTCTGATGGAGACGTTGACAAGGAGGCAAACTTCTATGTACTGATACACACGGCTATGCCTGCGATACTGTCTGAGAACTTCTTTATGACAAACGAGAGGGAATGTAACCTCTTGATGAGTGAGAGCGGTAGAGACAGGATTGCCAAGATACATATTGAAATGATAAATAAAATAGAGAACGAATGAAAGAAATATTATTAAGGTTGTTTGGTAAAGGAACAGACGTAGCCGGAAAGGTTGGTGGACTTGTTGATAGGTTTGTAAGAACAAAAGACGAGAAGGCTCAGTTTGAGAAAGAGATGGCAGAGATTTTTATCAGTGCCGAGGCTGATATGCAGAAGAATGTTACCGAGAGGTGGCGTACAGATATGCGTTCAGACTCTTGGCTGTCAAAGAATGTTAGACCAATGGTCCTGATATTTTTAATTGTTAACACCATGCTGTTGATATTTATTGATGCAGGGTTTATAAACTTCAAGGTTGAGGATAATTGGGTGAGCCTGTTAGAAGTATTGCTTCTTACGGTTATCGCTGCATACTTTGGTGGAAGAACGTGGGAGAAAACAAGAAAGAAATAATTCCTATCTTTGTATAAAATACAATACAATGAAATTAAATGAGAACGAGTTAATACTTCTGCAGGGACTGCACGAAGATTTTAACAAAGCCAAGCTGTCCTTAGCTGATGTAGAGCTACAGAAGCATTCAATACTTAAAGGTATTGAGAACCTAAAGGAGCACTTCGCTAAACACGAAAAAGAACTAATAGAAAAATACGGAGCGGATTCTGTAATTAACATTCAGACAGGAGAGGTAACGGAGAAAAAAGAATAAGATGTCAAAGATAAGTACATACAACAATGCAAGCCCGGTAACACTATCGGACAAGTTGATAGGAACCTCAGTAGGAGCGACACCCGCTAACGCTACAAAGAACTTCTTAGTTAGTGACCTGTTGGCTTTGTTTGAGGGGAATATAACATTGGAGGATGCACTTCTCGCAGGTAATACCTCAACGACAGCGATGATTCTTGGAGGCTCTTTAAGAATCAACTCAGGACTTCTTGATGCAGCCGGAGGGTTAGGAACAAGCGGACAGTCTCTTCTATCTACAGGAGCTGCAGTCTCTTGGGGAGACCCGGCAGTTGGAAAGCTCGAATTACCTGTAAGATATGCTGAGGCGGTAGCTAAGGGAGACCCTTTGTACATCTCAGGATACAACGTAGGTCAAGCAAGGTTAGAGGTGTCAAAAGCAGACTCAGCGTCAGCATCAACGATGCCCGCAATAGGTCTTGCAGATGCAGCATACGCTATGAATGATAATGGAAATGCAGTGTCTATAGGGACATTGACAGACATAGACCTATCATCATTAGTTCCCGCACCAAGCGTAGGGGATGTGTTATATATAGCATCAGGAGGTGGGCTTACTAAGACGGCTCCAACAGGGACAGCACTTATTCAGAATGTAGGCATAGTGTCAAGAAACTCAGGAGCGAATGGGGTGATTGAGGTTACTGCAATAGGTAGAGCTAATGCCCTTCCTAACATTACACCATCAAGTGTTTTATTCGGAGGAACCGCAGGTCAAGCATCAGAGAGCCTTAGATTAACATATACCGAGGAGGACATAGCTCAAGGTGCAGCAACCTTTGCGGGAAAGACAGAGATATCCACAGGACTTTTTAAACTCACACAGCTAAGAACATTTGCTGACAACGCAGCGGCATTAGCGGGAGACCTTCTTGTTAACGATGTATACAAGACGGCAACAGGAGAGCTTAGAATCGTAGTATAATGGACATTAGAAAGATATCTATAGGACCCGACTACAAAGGTAGTGCCATGCATTACATCGTGGGTCAGGAGATATTAGGGTCTAAGTACACAATACATCTAATAAAATTTTATCCTGAGAATGAGTCTATTAAGATATGGATTCAGCAGGAGGACGAGGTGATGCTTTGGAAGGAGTTCACCCGAACAATGCCAATTTCAATTGAATACAATATAAATTTTTAAATGCAATCACCGTTTTACTTTATAACAAAATCAAAGAACGGCAAGCGATACAATAACACAAAACAGATAGGAGGGATTGACTTTATTACAAGCACCTCTGAGGAGGACCACAAGTCCTCTAGTCGCTATGCTACAGTCATTGAGACACCAATAGGATATACGGGACCAATCGAGATTGGTGACACGCTGTTGGTACACCACAACGTATTTAAGTTCTATAACGACATGAAGGGAAGGAGGCAGAGTGGAAAGAGCTTCTTTAAGGACGACCTGTTCTTTATAGATGAGGAACAGTTCTTTATGTATAAGCACAATGGTGAGTGGAACTCATACGATAGGTACTGCTTTGTTAAGCCAATCCCTGTAGAGGAGTCATATATGTTTAAGCCATTCTCTGAAGAGCCATTGATGGGAGAGATGGTGTACCCCAATGAATATCTAAAGTCAAAAGGCATTAAGTCAGGAGACACTATATGCTTTAAGCCTGACAGCGAGTATGAGTTTGATATTGATGGAGAGAAGCTTTATCGTATGTATGACCATCAGATAACAATAAAACTATAATGGAGACAAAGGATATTAAACTCAGAATAATACACGCAGGTATGCAGGCAGTTGAGCAGCTTATAAAGGTTGCTAAGGAGGATATCATAAAGCCTGACCCTGACGATGAGCTAGCGGCAGATAGATTAAAGAATGCTGCTGCTACAAAAAAGTTAGCTATATTTGATGCATTCGAGATACTCTCAAAGATAGAGGGTGAGAAACAGAATATAGATGTCTCAGAACGTGGGGCGACAAAGATAGATACAAAACAAGGATTTGCAGAAAGAAGGTCAAAATAACTTATACAGTGTTCTAAAGGATTATATACCATCAAAGGTGGTAAAGAATAAGAACAGGGTAAAGAGTTGGACCTATGGATATAATGACAAGTACGATGCTGTAGTAATATCCAAGTCGGGACAGATAGGAGATGTTGTAAGCATCAATGGCTTACGGATAGCGTTACCCATTGCCCCTGATAAAATATCAAAAGGAAAAGATTATTGGGAGCGTGAAGAGATTCCAAAAGAGCTTGACAAGATTCCGTCTATATTCCAATGGAATGATATGCCTTCAGCGTTTAAGAACAGGTGGGTAGACTATATCGAGGGGGAGTTTGATAGAAGGGAGGAGGGCTATTGGTTTATAAATAATGGTACTCAAACATATATAACAGGAGCTCACTATATGTATCTACAGTGGACCAATATTGATGTTGGCTATCCTGACTTTAGGGAGGCGAATAGGATACTATATATATATTGGGAGGCTTGCAAGGCAGACAAGAGATGCTTTGGAATAGACTACCTAAAGATTAGACGTTCAGGATTCTCGTTTATGTCCTCATCGGAGTGTGTAAACACGGGAACGCTTGTAAGGGATTCAAGGGTAGGTATACTATCAAAGACGGGTAGTGATGCTAAGAAGATGTTTACCGACAAGGTTGTACCGATATCTCAGCGTTTACCATTCTTCTTCAAGCCCATACAGGACGGTATGGATAAGCCGAAGACAGAGCTTGCCTTTAGGATTCCGGCATCAAAGATTACAAAAAAGAATATGTCCACCATTGACGACATGGATATGGAGGGGCTTGATACTACAATAGATTGGAAGAATACAGATGATAACAGCTATGATGGTGAGAAGCTATTGCTATTGGTACATGACGAGAGTGGTAAGTGGCTGAAGCCTAATAATATACTAAACAATTGGCGGGTTACAAAGACCTGTCTTAGATTGGGTAGTAAGATTATAGGTAAGTGTATGATGGGCTCAACCTCAAACGCATTGAATAAGGGTGGGGAGGAGTTTAAGAAGTTATACAATGACTCTAATCCGATGAAGAGAAACGCTAACGGTCAGACCAAGAGCGGGTTATATAATTTGTTTATTCCTATGGAGTGGAACATGGAGGGTTTTATTGATAGGTATGGAATGCCTGTATTAAGAAAACCTACTAAGCCGCTACTTGGAGTGGACGGTGAGATGATTGATAACGGGGCTATTGACTATTGGGAGGCTGAGGTTGATTCGTTAAAGAATGACCCTGATGCCTTGAATGAGTTCTATCGTCAGTTCCCACGCACAGAGTCTCATGCCTTCAGGGACGAGAGCAAGCAGTCTCTGTTTAATCTAACAAAGATATATCAGCAGATTGATTATAACGACTCACTAATAAGAGAGCATCACCTAACACGGGGTAGCTTTCATTGGAAGGATGGTATAAAGGACAGTAAGGTGATATGGAGTCCCGACAAGAGGGGGAGGTTCTTGGTTAGTTGGACACCGAACAAGGGGTTACAGAATGCGGTAATAGATAAGCGTGGGATTAAGCATCCCGCCAACGAGCATATCGGAGCCTTTGGCTGTGACTCATATGATATTTCAGGAACAGTAGGAGGGGGTGGTTCTAACGGAGCTTTGCATGGATTGACTAAATTCAACATGGATGAAGCCCCCTCTAATGAATTTTTTTTAGAGTACGTGGCTAGACCGCAGACCGCAGAGATATTCTTTGAGGAGGTGCTGATGGCTTGCGTGTTCTATGGTATGCCAATACTTGTGGAGAACAATAAGCCAAGGCTGTTGTATCACTTTAAGAACAGGGGGTACAGGGGGTTTAGTATCAACAGACCCGACAAGCAGTATAACAAGCTCTCTAAGACAGAGAAGGAGCTAGGGGGTATACCCAACTCAAGTGAGGATGTTAAGCAGTCTCACGCCTCAGCTATTGAGTCGTACATAGAGAAGTATGTGGGACTAGATTTGAGCGGTGCGTATAGGGACATGGACGATATGGGGTCTATGATGTTCACTAGAACGCTTGAGGATTGGGCAAAGTTTGATATAAGCAACAGGACAAAGTATGACGCAACAATAAGCTCAGGGCTAGCGGTAATGGCTACTCAGAAGAATGCTTATCTCCCTGAGAAAAAAGAGTCGAAAATAAGTATTAACTTTGCAAGGTATAGTAATAAAGGAACAATAAGTGAATTAATTAAAAGATGAAAGAGGTAAACGTAAACATTTCATCTGCAGGATTCCCAAGTCAATTTGTATCTGACGCTGAGAAGGCAACGGAAGAATTTGGATTACAGGTAGGTCAAGCTATTCAGTATGAATGGTTTAAACGAGACGGGAGCTCTTGTAGGTATTATAGTCAGATGAGAGATTTTCATAGGCTAAGACTATATGCAAGGGGAGAGCAGTCTATTGCAAAGTACAAAACAGAGCTAGCTGTAGACGGTGACCTTTCGTATCTTAACTTGGATTGGACACCTGTTCCTATACTCCCTAAGTTTGTAGACATCGTTGTTAACGGAATGTCTGACAGGCTGTTTAGGGTAAAGGCATACTCTGAGGACGCACTATCTCAATCAAAGCGTAGCAAGTATCAAGACATTATAGAGGGGCAGATGGCAGCTAAAGATGTCCTGCTAACCATACAGGAGAAGACGGGTGTTGACCCATTCGCAATGAACCCTGCTGAGCTTCCTGAGAGTGATGAGGAGCTAGCGTTGTATATGAATCTAAACTACAAGCCTGCTATAGAGATAGCGGAGGAGGAGGCTATTGATACCATATTCTCAGAGAATCACTATCAGGATATTAGAAAGAGGCTAGACTATGACCTTACAGTATTAGGTGTTAGCGTAGCAAAGAACGAGTTCTTACCGGGCTCAGGCGTGAAGGTGTCATACGTAGACCCTGCAAACGTGGTATATAGCTATACCGAGGACCCACACTTTAAGGACTGCTTCTATTGGGGAGAGATTAAGACGCTTCCGCTTACAGAGTTATTAAAGATAGACCCAAAATTAACTAAAGAAGACCTTGAGAAGATATCTAAATACGGTCAGAGTTGGTACGACTACTATAATGTAGCTCAGTATTATGACAATGACATCTTCTATAGAGACACCTGTACCTTGATGTACTTTAACTACAAGACAACAAAGAAGATTGTATACAAGAAAAAGATTCTTGAGGGAGGAGGAGCAAAGGTTATAGAGAAGGATGACCAATTCAATCCACCACAAGAGATGATGGATGAGGGAAGGTTTGAGAAGATAGAGAAGACCATTGATGTTTGGTACGATGGCGTTATGGTTATGGGAACAAACATTATATTGAAGTGGGAGCTTGCAAGAAATATGGTACGTCCAAAGTCTGCAAGTCAGCACGCCCTACCAAACTATGTTGCAGTAGCACCACGTATGTATAAGGGAAACATTGAGTCATTGGTTAGAAGGATGATTCCTTTTGCTGATTTGATTCAGATGACTCACCTTAAGCTACAGCAGGTAATATCAAGGGTTGTACCTGACGGTGTATATATTGACGCAGATGGACTCAGCGAGGTTGACCTTGGTACGGGAAGTGCATATAACCCTGAGGATGCATTAAGGCTATACTTTCAGACAGGTAGTGTGATAGGTAGAAGCTACACTCAGGAGGGAGACTATAATCAGGGCAAGGTTCCTATCAAGGAGCTTAACTCAAACTCAGGAGCAGGTAAGGCTCAGATGCTGATATACAACTACAACCATTACCTTGATATGATAAGGGCGGTGACAGGATTGAATGAGGCTAGAGACGGCTCGACCCCTGACCCCAACTCTTTGGTTGGTGTTCAGAAGCTTGCAGCATTGAACTCAAACACAGCAACAAGACATATACTAGATGGTAGTCTATATATATATAGAACACTTGCTGAGTCATTGACCTATCGTATTGCAGACATATTAGAGTATGCAGACTTTAAGGAGGAGTTTATAAATCAGATAGGCAAGTATAACGTAAGTATACTTGGAGAGATATCCGATTTATATCTATATGACTTTGGTATATTCATAGAGGTTAGTCCCGATGAGGAGGAGAAGGCTCAGCTTGAGCAGAACATTCAGATGGCACTATCTAAGAATGATATTAATCTTGAGGATGCTATTGACATTCGTGAGATTAGAAACATCAAGATGGCTAATCAGTTCTTGAAGATGAAGCGTAAAGCCCTTCAGCAGAGAGAGCAAGATATGCAGATGCAGCAGCAGGCTATGCAGCAGCAGACGCAGCTACAGTCACAGCAGATGGCAGCAGAGGCGGCTATGCAGAAGATACAGGCAGAGACTCAGTCTAAGATGCAAATCAAGCAGGCAGAGGTTGCCTTTGAGATTGAGAAGCTTAAGAACGAGGCAGAGCTTAAACGTCAGCTTATGCAGACGGAGTTTGACTTTAATATGCAGCTACGAGGAATTTCAGAGGACGCATTACAGAGCAGAGAGACTCAGCGAGAGGATGCTAAGTCTGAAAGAATCAGTCAGCAGAACACTCAGCAGTCCAAGCTCATCAATCAAAGAAAGAACAACCTACCTCCAATGACCTTTGAGTCTAACGAGGACAGCTTAGATGGCTTTGATATGGCAGAGTTCGAGCCTAGATAAAATCGTTAAAAAAAATAACTAACTTTGTAAAAATTAAATCAAATGGAAATTAAAGTAAAAGCGGTAGAGTCTCCTGACTCTAAGTCTGTACAAGAAGTAGAGAAGGAATTGCTTGAGAAGCATGAAGAGTCATTAAATGATGAAGCAGGAGAAGCTGACATGGAAGGAGTGGAGCAAAGCACTGAGAGTGCCACCACCACAGAAGAGCAAGAGAGTGTACAGCCGGAAGGCGAAGCACAAACAGAATCCTCAGAGTTAAGTGAGGAAGACGTTCTTTCATATATTGGAAAAAGATATGGCAGAGAGATTAACTCATTCGATGAGTTGGTTTCTGAGCGAGAGTCTTCAGAGGAATTACCTGAGGACGTAGCGTCATATCTAAAATACAAACAAGAGACGGGGCGTGGATTTGAAGACTTTGTTAAGTTACAGCAAGACTTCGATGACATGAACCCTGATGATTTGCTAGAGTCTTATTATAAAGCCACAGAGAATGGGTTGGATGATGAGGACATAGATATTATGTTGGATGAGTTTGACTATGACGAGGATGTAGACACCGAGTCGGAAGTCAAAAAAATCAAGCTAGCAAAGAAAAAAGAGATTGCAAAAGCAAAGAGCTACTTCAATGAGATGAAGGAACAATACAAGCAGCCACTTGAGTCAAGGGCTAGCGAGGGTTCACAAGTCGATACTGAAAAGCTTGAGGCTTACGAGCAATATATAAAATCTGCTGACACCCAAAAGGTAGAGGGTGAGCGTAGAAGACAGTGGTTTACTGAAAAGACCGATGAGGTCTTTGGAGGAGAGTTCAAAGGTTTTGAGTTCTCTGTTGACGGTAACGCAGTTCTATATTCACCGCAGTCCTTGGACGCAATGAAGAAGGAGCAGTCTAATGTAATGAACTTTATAAATAAGTTTATGACTGAGGACGGTTTAATCTCCGATGCCCAAGGATACCATAAGGCGATAGCAGTCGCATCAAACCCTGAGAAGTTTGCTCAGTTCTTTTACGAGCAGGGCAAGGCTTCGGCTACTGAGGATGTTACACGCAAGATGAAAAACATTAATATGTCTGAGCGTACAGCACCTGAGGTAAGTAATAAGGGGGGCGTGCAGATTCGAGCTATAAATCCTGATTCAGGTAAAGGCTTGAAAATTAGAAGTTTAAAGAAAAAATAATTTTAAAAAAAGAAAAAGAAAATGGCAGTAGACGCAACACCGGGATTTGACTTGCAGCCATCTGCAACGCAGATTCCCACAGCAACAAACTACATTACCGACTTCAACTTCTTGAATCAGTATCTTCCTGATACTTACGAGAAAGAATTTGAGCGTTATGGTAATAGAACAATCGCATCCTTCCTACGATTAGTAGGAGCAGAGATGCCTTCTAACTCAGACCTTATCAAATGGGCAGAGCAGGGAAGATTACACACGAAGTACACAAACGTAGGTTTAGCACCATTAGTGGCTGCAGGAAATGCTACGTTCCAAGTGAATGACAACCTAACACCTGCAGGTTCAACAGCAGGAGCCTTAGGTACACCATCAATCGCTATCCGAATAGGACAGACGGTTATGGTTGTTAAGAATGACGGAAGTGGAAGTAACAAGGGTATCGTAACAGCGGTCCCAACAGCGAACACCTTCACTGTAGCCTTCTATGAGGCAGCAGGTTTCACAGGAGGTTCAGCAGTAGGTAATGCTGATGTATCAGTATTCATCTACGGTTCTGAGTTTAGAAAAGGAACAGTAGGAATGCAGGGGTCTTTAGAGGCTGACGACATCATCCTTGACAACTCTCCAATCATCTTGAAAGATAAATACTCTGTATCAGGTTCTGATATGGCACAGATTGGATGGATTGAGGTAACAACTGAGAACGGGGCTAACGGATACCTATGGTACCTGAAGTCTGAGCACGAGACTCGTCTACGTTTTGACGACTACCTTGAGACAGCAATGATTGAGGCAGTACCTGCAGAAGCAGGTTCAGGTGCAATTACAGCAAGCTTCAAAGGTTCAGAGGGTATCTTCTATTCTGTAGAGAACAGAGGTAACGTATGGTCAGGTGGAAACCCTGTAGCTTTGGCAGACTTTGATGCTATCATCTCACGTCTTGACAAGCAAGGTTCTATCGAGGAGAATGTAATCTTCTTAGACCGTCAGTTCGGTTTCGATATTGACGATATGTTAGCAGCTCAGAACTCTTATGGAGCGGGTGGTACATCTTACGGATTGTTTGACAATGACGAAGAGATGGCACTTAACTTAGGTTTCACAGGATTCCGTAGAGGTTATGACTTCTACAAGTCTGATTGGAAATACCTAAACGACCCAACGATGAGAGGTGGTTTACCAACAGGAGCAGGTTCAGGACGTGTAAACGGACTATTAGTACCTGCAGGTTCCACTACTGTGTATGACCAAATCCTTGGAAAGAACGCTAAGCGTCCATTCCTTCATGTACGTTACAGAGCTTCAGAGACTGAAGACAGACGATACAAGACTTGGATTACAGGTTCTGCAGGAGGGGCTCGTACTTCTGACTTAGATGCAATGGAGGTTAACTTCCTTTCTGAGAGAGCGGTATGTACTCTAGGAGCTAACAACTTCTTCTTATTCCAAGAGTAAGAATAGGTTGACACCATACAGGGAGTGTCTTAGGGCACTCCCTATTTTTTAAAATTTAATTATATCTAATGAAAACAAAAGAAAAATACACAAGCAAGAGCTATCGGCTCACAAGAGATGTTGCACCGTTAACATTTATGTTACCATCTCGCAACACAAAAAGATATCCACTACTATGGTTTGATGAAGACAAGGGTATAAACCGACCTCTTCGATATGCTATCAATCAGAAGACTCCCTTTGAGGATGAGCAGGACGGCAACGCCATTGTAGAACCTATTATATTTGAAGATGGATTTCTTCATGTAGAAAAAAGAAACCAAGTATTACAGCAGTTCTTACACCACCACCCTATGTATGGAAAGTCATTCATGGAGGTTAATGATGAGAAGGACGCATCTGAGGATGTAGAGATTTTAAACTTAGAGGTTGACGCACTTATCGAGGCACGTCAATTAAGTTTAGGACAGCTTGAGAATATTGCTTCAGTAATCTTTGGCATAGATACCTCTAAGGTTTCAACGGCAGAGATGAAGAGAGATGTTCTCCTGTATGCTCGCAGCTACCCTGAGGACTTCTTAGACGTAGTAAGAGACCCTGAGCTAAAGCTACAGGCTACATCGAGAAGATTTTTTGAGGTAGGACTACTTCAATTTAGAAAGAATCAGAAGGAGGTATGGTTCAGTACCACGACAAATAAAAAGAAGATGCTTAACGTACCATTTGGTGACGACCCATACATGACGGTTGTCAGCTACTTCCAAAGCGATGAGGGTATTGATGCATTAAAATTTTTAGAGAAGCTACTATGATTTGCATAGTTGGCATATTATTTGTACATTTGTAATCCTCATAACGAAAGTTTGATTCATACTCAAACAATAAGGGACCTCAAAAGGGTCCCTTTTTTTATGTATCTTTGTGGTATTATTAACCCATTAATACTTTTTACAAATGGAAAAATTTTTAAAAGTCACAAACGCTCCCGTAACAGGTCAGCTAATTTCTATCAATGGAATCAAAGCTATTGGAACAGCAAATGCTACATCAGCAAATGTAACTATTGATTACTTCGATGGTACTACAACTACAGTTATTACTGCAAATCAGGTTGGTGCTGATGTTTATGAAGAGATTTTAAGTGCTATTCAAACTGCTGTTGCTACTTCTTGGCAGAAAGCCTACTTTGAGGTTGTTCTACCAAAAGCAGTAACAAGCATCCTTAATGCTTAAAGACTTAACTCCAAGCTATGAAACGGAGGGCTTTTACGAGCCCTCTTTTTTTTTGCTTATCTTTGTGTAAAGAAAATAAAAGATGATAAACTCAGTTAGAAATACCGTTCTATCTATTCTTAATAAAAACAATTACGGATATATCTCTCCATCTGATTTCAATCTATTTGCAAAGCAGGCACAGTTAGATATATTCGATGACTATTTTTATAGCTACAACTATCAGATACAGAAGGAGAATGCTCGTCAGTCGGGTACAGGGTATGCAGACATTAAGAGAAGCTATGAGGAGGTTATAGAGTTTTTTTCAGAGACAAAATATCTTACGCACAATGCTAACAATACCTTTTTCCTGCCTGCTCAATTGTATACAGGTGATGACTACTATCTTATTAATAAGGTATTGGGTTATGAGACGACAGTAGCTACGGGAACAATAACAACCGTATCCGCAACGCAGCTTATAGATGTTAATGCAACATTTAAAAGCATAGGTGTTCAGGCAGGTGATATTGTTTTTAATCTTTTACCGACAGCACCAACATACGCCACTGTAACTAATGTGGTAAATAATACAACACTCGACCTGTCTACAGGGATATTTGATGGATTACTAAACTTAGGTGCGGCATATATAATATTCAAGCCTAAGCAGAACGAGCTTGAGAAGGTTACTCAGGGAAAGATAACGATGCTTAACAACTCAACACTGACCGCACCGAACAGACTGTTTCCTGCATACACTCAGGAGGGTAGCATACTTACAACACATCCATCTACATTGACAGAGGGGGTTCTGTGTCAGTATATAAGATACCCTAAGGACCCGAAGTGGACATACATCACACTCACAAATGGTGAGCCGATATTTGATTCGTCACAGGCTGACTTCCAAGACTTTGAGCTAGCGGTTGATGACCAAGTGGGATTAGTAAATAAGATTCTTCAGTATGCGGGTATGTCAATAAGAGAGGTGGCAGCCGTGCAGTTTGGAAAGGCTGAGGAAACAATGAATGACCAACAAGAAAAATAATGTCATATATAACACAATACCAATACTACGAGAATGAGGGTAATAACCCTGAGGATGCCAATTGGGGTTCATACCAATACATCTCCCTGTACGATATCATCAACAACTATATGCTGATGTATTCAGGGAATCATTCTATGGTAAACAACGAGGAGAGATACAAGGTCTTGTTCCATGCGAAGCGTGGTATACAGGAGCTAAACTATGATGCGTTCAAGGAGATAAAGGTTCTACAGCTACAGGTTTCTGATAGCTTGAGATTTGTTTTGCCTCCTGACTACGTGAATTGGGTTAGGGTGTCTCTATATAAGGATGGTCTGATAAGACCTTTAACTGAAAACATTCAGGTAAACAGTGCCACATCCTACCTGCAGGACAATAACTACCGTATGTTATTTGACGAGGCGGGAAATGTTTTAAAGGAGGAGAACTCAAACCTAGACTTCGACAGGATAACAGGCACGCAAAGAAGTATATACCTAAACAATGCTAGTCAGTTCAATGGCTTAGAGGGATACAACTACGATGGCTATTGGTTCTTTGATTACGGTATAGGGGCGTTCTACGGTCTTAATACAGAGACGGCTAATGCTAACCCCACATTCAAGATAGACAAGCACGCAGGTGTAATAAACTTTGACTCGTCTATGTCAGGTGAGTCGTGTATATTAGAGTATGTCTCTGATGGAATGGAGGGGGGAGACGACACCTTGATTCAGGTTAACAAGATGTTTGAGGAGTATATATATTCATACATCACCTTTGCTGTTCTTAATGCAAAGTATGGCACACAGGAGTATTTAGTAAACAGAGCAAGAAAGAAGAAAGCGGCAGACCTTAGGAATGCTAAGATACGTATAAGTAATATTCACCCCGGAAGGTTATTAATGAACCTTCGTGGTCGGGACAAATGGATTAAGTAGATGGCTAACATGAAGAGACATTTTATAGCGGGCAAGATGAACAAGTCTGTTGACGAAAGGCTACTGCCTAATGGGGAGTACGTAGACGCATTGAATGTCCGACTAGGTTCAACAGAGGCTTCAGAGATAGGCTCCGTTGAGAACTCAAAGGGAAACACACGGCTAACCACACTAGAGTTTGATGGGACCGCATTGAGTAATAACGCCAAGTGTATTGGTGCTTATGAGGATGGAACCCGTGAGACAGTATATTGGTTTGTTCACGACCCCAACTTCTCGGCAGGAGCTATAACTAAGCTTGACCTTATAGTCTCGTTAAATGTAAACACTGATGTGCTTACATATCACGTAGTAAGTGAGCGTAATGGGGCTACATCAAAGACCACATTAAACTTCAACCCTACATATTTAATTACAGGTATTGATATGGTTGAGGACCAACTGTTCTTTACTGACGACTACAATGCTCCAAGGGTTATAGACATTACAAAGAACTACCCTGAGCCATCGGGAGGCATAGACCAATTCACAGACGAAGAGATTCTTGTAATAAAGAAGCCACCCATTACGGCTCCAACATTTTCATTATCAACTACAGGAGGAGGCGAGAACTATATTGAGGAGAGGTTTTTATGCTTTGCATATAGATATAGGTATGAGGGTAATCAATACTCAGCAACCTCGCCATTCTCTAATCCTGCTTTTGCAGCAAGTCCATTTTTTTTAGATGGAGCTTCTTTTCTTAATGAGGGTATGATAAACTCCAAGAATCAAATTGATATTACATACAACTCAGGAGGACCGCTAGTAAAAGGGATTGACCTTCTATTTAAAGAATCAAACAGCAATGTAATCAAAGTTATACAAAAGCTTGATAAGCAGAATGATGGTCTTGCTGATAATACTAATTATAATTTTATTTTTAATTCCAATAAAATATTCACAATCCTTCCTGACTCAGAGCTGTTAAGACTATTTGATAATGTGCCGAGGTTTGCTCAGGCACAGACAGTTATGGGTAATAGGATTATGTATGGTAACTATATAGAAGGTTACGATTTAAAGGATAAGAATGGTAATGGGCTTAGGTTAGATTTTGACGCATCATTAGTTTCAGAAGAAATTAGCATTAGTAATATTCCAACATCTTTATCATCATATACATTTACAGTTGATGGTAGTGTACCTGTATCGGACAGTAAAATTACTTTTGATTTTGAGAACATTGAATTAAAAGCAGGAAGCATATTAAATATAACATTTAATATAATCCATGACTCTTTTTCTAGTAATACTCCAACAGAAACTTCAGGAACAAATCCCGTTTCTTTTTCTTATACGTTACCACAGGATTTTGATAATATAAATGACTTAGCAACGAGTACAGATTTTCAAAACAAAATAGGAACAGATTTACCGTCAGGAACAATACTACCTGTATATGACGCTACTAATCCAACATCTTGTGACGGTACAACATTTACCGACAGGTTTAATTGTGTATTGCCTACAGTTTTAGACTCAACACTACCAACGACTTGGACTAAATATGTTTCAGGACAAACAACACCTATATCATCTCCATCGAATGATGGTCAAGGTTTTATAATTGGTTCATCGGTAGGTAGCGATGATTTAGATTTGACAATATTAGCTATGAGAAGAGTGGATGATGTATTGAGTCCTACTCAGAGTGCATATGAATATTTTAGAGTGTCTGAAGTTACAGCAACAATTGCATCCTCTCCATCATCATTAAGTCTACATAGTAATAGAAACTACGAAGTAGGTATTATATACATGGATGATTTTGCTAGAGCAACAACAGCATTAATAAGTGACAACAACTCTGTTAATATTCCTTGTGGCAATTCCTATTTACAAAACAAAATACAGGTTACTATACCTTCATATCAGTTAGCACCATCATTCGCTACAAGATATAAGTTCTGTATAAAGCCTGATAAAGAAACTTATCAAACAATATATTCAAGTATTTATTTTTATAATGGTGCTACTTCATATACATTCTTCCTTATTGATGGAGAAAACGCTCAAAAAGTTGAGGAAGGGGATAGGTATATTGTCAAAAAAGATTCTGATGGATACTTAAGCTCATGTAGATATGCTACTGTTCTTGAGAAGAAAGCTCAAGAAGAAGATTTCTTTTCTATACCTAACGTAACGATTCCTTCAGGTGTATATATGAAAATATTAGCAAATGATTTTGCAGCAGAGCTTCCTGAAAATGCTTTTGTAATTCCCGGATTACTTAGAACAATTGAAAACGATGGAGGCGATTGGCCTACGCAAGTTTATTATGGATTAAGTGGAGGGGTAGGTTCAAGTGCAGGAGCACCCGGAACCGCACCATATGGCCTAACAATTCCTTCAGGTAGTACAATTAGATTTAAAGCGGAATACAGGCTGTTTGCTACTTCTGCAAGCACAATGACAATTGATTTAGAGTTTACATCTCCCCAAGAATATGCAACAATTATAGAATGGTTTAATGATAATGATATAGAAAATGCATTTAATAACCAAAAACAGCTTGATAATTGGGGTGCGGTTCCTACTTTAACAAGAGCTTCTGATGCAACTTCTACAGCAAACAACTATGGTCTTACATATGATGAAAATGACCCTTACAATGTTGAGTATGTTTGGTATGAAAACCCATCTACAGGACAAATAAGATTTGTAACTAAAGGATTTAGATGTTTTGTTCAGTCTTCAATTGAAACAGAATGGGAGATAATAAGAGGAGGAGAAACTATAATATTTGAAACAGAACCAAGCGATGCGTTACCTGATGTATGGTATGAGTCCTCTGAGTCATATGCGATTGACCAATCAACAGGATACCATGAGGGCAACAATCAAAATCAATCAGCATCTCAGGCTGCTTTTATAGATACTGACTTTGGTAACTGCTATACTTTTGGAAACGGGGCGGAAAGCTATAGGATTCGTGACTCAATAAAAGGTAAAGCCTTTGACTTAGGAGAAAGATTCTTTAGCACATCTGCTGAGGACTATAAGGAGGCTGATAGGTTTGCAGGGATTACATACAGTGGTGTGTTTAATACTGAGACAAATGTCAATAAGCTAAATGAGTTTAACTTAGGTCTACTTAACTTTAAAAACCTTGAGGAGTCCTTTGGAGCAATACAGATACTCTCAGGTAGAGATACTGACATACTCACGCTACAGGAGGATAAGATATCATACGTTCAGTCAGGTAAGAACCTGCTGTCAGATGCCGCAGGAGGGAGTGCAGTCACTTCAGTACCTGAGGTGTTAGGTCAGCAGATTGCAAGGATTGAGGAGTATGGTATCAGTCAGAACCCTGAGAGCTTTGTGCAGTATGGTTTTGATAAGTTCTTTACAGACGCTAAGCGTGGTGCTGTAATACAGCTACGAGGGATTGGTAAGGGAGAGAATCTTACGGTACTATCTGAGCTAGGGATGCGTTCATGGTTTAGGGATTTATTTATAGGAAAGAATAACACGCAGAAGCTTGGAGCATTCGACCCATATATGAATGAGTATGTACTATCATCAAATGACACGGAGCTGCCTGCAGAAGAGGTGGTATTAAACTGTGGTGTTCAGAGAAGGCTTACAGTCTCAGCAGCTAGCCCTGAATCGTTTACGGTAAATTTAGGTAATACGGTTGGTACGTGTGAGATAGCATATAACATTGTTTCGTTTGATGACCCTGCAGGGTCTATAACAATATCTGAGGACTACACAGGCTCCTCTACAAATGTTAACACAATAGGTGCGGGAACATTTAACTTTACAAAGAACAGTGTTAGCGATGAGGACGTGGTAATCACGTTGAGTCCTGCAGGTGGAGGAGGTCCGGGAAGTAAGCAGGTTGTGGTGCTTGACATAACCGTAGGGTGTCCACAGGCACAGCAGATAACACTTATAGAGGTGTGTGTAAGTAAGGACTCACAGGTGGGTGACACCATTCACAATCAGTATCAATGGACTGATGGCTCAACATTTGTATCTCCTCTACATAGCAAGAGTGTAAGGCTTGCCCTTGGTGATGGAGACGCATTGACAGAAGAGGTAAGCGACTACACCGTTATAACTGCTCCACAGGGTGGTGGAATTATTCCTAACAACGGAGACACACTGTCCATCATCAGTAACAAGAGGTCTTCTGACAGCTTTGTTTTTGAGGGAACAAATAGACTAATGTTCTTAAGAAGTGCTACCCTGTACAACAATACTCCT